ACCAAGTCAAAGCTAAAGGATTGGCATAAAAGATTCGGCACTTGCCTTTAGAAAGGGCAAGAATTTCATCCTTTACACAAGCTTTAGCAACAAAATGATTACGAACACCTTGTTTGTAATTATCTTCACACTTGTTAATATACTCCATAACAAATGGTTCGAAGACACGGTTATTAGGTTTTTCTTCAGTAGGTTCTAATTCAATGACGAATTTGCGCTTGGCTCCAGTCAAAGGAAAGCCAATTGCAGTTCCTAAATTAATAGAATCAATGAATTTGCAACCAACACGACCACACAAATTTTCATGGTCGTTAAGTGGTGTCTCATGACACCAAGGTTCCTTCTTCGCCAATTCAAGCAAAGGTGCACGATAATCCTTAACAGACTTAGCAAGGATCGCGTGTTCAACCGGAACAGCTGGAAGACTGGCATTAGCCATAGCTTTTTGCCAAGGTTCCCATTGTGGATTCATCTTAGGCTTACCCCAAATGTTTTCCACACCTGTATGTTTCTCGACCAAATCAGAAATTGGCGTCGTTCGTACATCACTGCGTGAGGTCGATGCTCCAACGCAGGAGCCATGATAACTGAATTGAGATTTTTCGGGTAAGAAATTGACGGGACTCTTTTCATGAAGAGGCTCATCCAAAAGCATATCAACACCCATTACTTGGGGTTCAAAATTGCCTTCAGTACCGGTCTTAAGAACACCAGGTACAGTTTTGATGTGTTCAATGGCAGCAAGTACTTCATCACGAGTAATTGTTCCAAAGCATCCATCAGGCTTCTGGTCTTTTCCACCTAAATGTAGACCAGAAATGCAGGTTTGCTTACCTTCAGAGATGATGACAGCTCCACAAAGACCACTAAAAGTCCTCATAGTAATGTGAGCATATCGTCCACCTTTGAACCAGCAAACACCGTTACTTACCTTCTTAATAGAAGCACGGCCTTCTGCATTAGTGATTTGTCCACTAATATCCCTCCAAATCAATTTAAAGGAATGATCAGATAAATCACCAGTTGGGAAATAATCAATAATATTTCCATAAGAACCTCCAGCTGAAGAATAACAAACACGAAGATCAGTGTTTGGAATCAAATAGGAGGCAACCTTGTCAACACGAGTGACAAAGTATCCACCGATAGCGTGAGCATTTTCTTTACGACATTCAAGTCTAAGAGAATCACATCCAGACAAACCAAAATAATGATCTGGAATAATAAGAATATTAGAATCTACAAAGAGAATATTACCAAAAAGTCTCTTATTCTCATCCTTTCCAATAATGGAAGCATAAAGTAAATTCTTCTTAATCTTATTAGTCACAACTTCAGTAGTGTGTTCAACACTCTTTTGAGTGCAGGGCAAAGGTCGCTTAACAACACTAGCCCAAACATCTGGCTCTCTATCCCGACGCATAATATCAAATGCATTATTGGGTTCGAGATTGCCTTGTTTGTTAAATCCAGCCATAAGATGAAAGGCTTTAGCAATCAAGTACACGCTGCCAAGAGCAGTACCACCAGCAAGGACAGTCTTACAAAGCCTGTCACGCCAGGCACGGTGAACATCATTAAGAACATGTCGCTTATCAATTTGACTAAGATAATCAGAGCGAACTTTTTCAATGAGAAGGTATTGACAACCAAAAGCCAATACAACACAAATCAAAGAACCAATAGCAGTCAAATAACTGTTGGTCTTGTGACTTGTGAATGCAATCATACACAACCAGAATGCAAAATTAATCTTGGAATAATTCTTGTACTGATTGGCTAGAGTAGATGCATTAGTAAGACAAAACAAATTGCGAACGTATTTGTTTTGTACTACACAATCTGGAAGATAAGGCAACCAGTCGTAAGTATCATAAAAGTCTCTCCCTTCCTGTAGGAGCGAGTCAGTAGTCTGCTGACAATAATTACGAACGGCCTCAAAACCGAATTGCTTATCCAAGTGGGGATGTTCTAGACAATATCCCTGAATTTGGGTGCAACCATCGATACCACATGGTTCGACTTCGGTCTTTTCTTCGGAAGAATCACGCATAATATGTTGTTCTTCACGATGCTTCTTAAATTGTTTGGCTGCAAAGTTCAGCCATTCTAACATGGAAATATCTTTCAATTTCTTTCCATTTTCATCCTCAACAACCATGTATTGAGCAGTTGTGTAAAGGTTGTCTGGAGCAACAGCCTTCTTAATAGTCAACAGCCATACATCTTG